CAGTTACTAATATGAAAGCTGGTCTTGATACTCAGATTGACGAACTCATAAATCCAGTAGTGCAAACAAAAACAATCGGTGGCTAAAATAATATATAATTTCTAATTATGGCAGATACATTTACTACTAATTTGAATTTAACCAAACCAGAGGTAGGAGCTTCTACAAATACTTGGGGTGGCAAAATCAATACAGATCTCGATGCTGTCGATGGTATTTTTAACTCTGCTGGTGATGGTACGTCAGTAGGCCTTAACGTAGGCTCTGGCAAAACTCTTACAGTTGGTGGCACTTTAGATGTAAATGGTACGATTGATTGTGAAGGCGGAGCGATTGACAACACCACGATTGGTGCAAGCACAGCAGCTCCAGGTACTTTTAGTACCTTAACTTCTTCTTCAGTAGATATAAATGGCGGTGCAATAGATGGCACAGCTATTGGCGCTAATTCTGCCAGTACAGGTAATTTCTCTGGAGTAAGTATTAGTGGTACAGATATTTTTAGTAAAATTTATCCTGTTGGTTCTGTTTATATAGCAACTGTAAATACCAATCCAGCAACTTTATTTGGCATAGGTACTTGGGTATCGATAGGATCAGGTAGAGTTTTACAAGCCATAACGAGTGGCACAGGTGGTCAAGAAGCAGGAAGTTCTTCTAAAACAGTTTCAATATCAATAACCTCTACAGGGCCTTTACCAGATCACACCCATCAATGGTTTGATGGCACTAGATCTTCTGGCTCTACTATTGACTTTTTTACAGGTGATTCAGCAGGAAGTTTTAATTCTGCTGGAAACGCAGTTAATTTTTCTGGCGATCCAGATCAAGGAGATTATTACACAGCAAATCCAAGCAGTAGTCCAACTATTTCAGTAAGCGGTAGTGGCTCTGATACAGTAGATACAACACAAGCTCACTTTACAGTTTATATGTGGTACAGAGCGAGCTAGAAGTAGCATCATGGCTTTAGTACAAATAACACCCCCAGCAGGAATAATTAAAAATGGTACAGATTATGCCAACAAAGGTCGTTTTGTTGATGGCGATTTAGTACGTTTTGAGAATGGTTATTTAAAACCTTTGGGTGGTTGGACATTTTTTAGACAAAATCCAGTCGGTACATTTTTTAGTGGCACAGTTACAACTGCTTCATCAAGTGCGAACATAACTGTAACCACAACTGTAGTGCATAATTTAATTGTTGGCGATACAGTTGTTTTAGAAGATTTTGCAGCTACAGGCGGTATTACTGCTAATCAAATCAACACAACTTTTACAGTAGCAACTGTACCTTCAACCACGACATTTACTGTCGCTACAACTGGTACTGGTACATCTGCTGCAACTTCGGCTGCATCAAGAGTAATTCAACCAGCAGTTCCAATAGGTATGTATTCTTATAAAACCAATGATGGTGAAGAAGTCTTAGCTATTGGTACTAGAGCTGGAATAAATGTTTTATATAATAATGTTTGGTATGACATTACGCCCTCTGGTTTTATTGGCGATGATGTTATTACTTCAACTGGTTATGGTGCTTTTCATTATGGCGTAGAAGATTGGGGAGATGAACGAAGCACTTCTGGAATAAACTTTGACACTAAAAGTTTTTCGTTTGCCAACTGGGGTGAACACTTAATATTTTGTTTTGCAGGCGATGGCAAGATATATCAATGGCGACCTGATGCTGGTAGTGGCAGTCCAGATACGATAGCTACCGCAGTAACTAACGCACCAACTGGGTGTCAAGCAGTTATTGTCAGTAATGAAAGACATTTAATAGCTATAGGTTCTGGCGGTGATCCTCGTAAGATAGCCTGGTCTGATAGAGAGGATAATACTACTTGGACATCTTCTGCTAGAAATACTGCTGGTGATTTACAAATAGCTACAGGTGGTCAAGCAAATTACGCAGTCAAGTTTGGTAACGATATTATTATTTTTACCGATGTTGGTATAAACAAGCTGTACTACACAGGCAGTCCGTTTGTTTATGGCATACAAGATGCTGGAGTAAATTGTAAAGCAATCAGTCCAAGATCAATCATATCTTCTGGTGGGTTCTTATCGTGGATAAGTGAAAACTCTTTCTTTACTTACGATGGTAGAGTTAGAGAACTTAAATCAGATGTCCATGATTTTATCTTTGACAACTTACAACAAAACACTCAACAAGCTACTTTTGGCGCACACAACATCGACTACAACGAAATCTGGTGGTTTTTCCCAGTAGGAGATGTAGATCAACTAACGCCAAACAAATATATTATTTGGAATTACTTAGATAATGTTTGGTCTATTGGTGAACTCGATAGAGGTTGTTGGATAGATCAAGGTGTCTTTAGCAATCCAATAGCTTGTGATTCTAGTGGCTTTGTTTATGAACACGACAAAAGAGCTTTGTTTAATTCACCAGGATTAGGCACAAGAAAGCCTTTTTGTCTTACAGGCCCATTGGAAATAGGTAATGGCGATCGTGTTGCACAAGTAAATCAAATCTTACCTGATGAAGAAACTACAACTTTACCAGCAATAACTTTAAGTTTTACTGGTCGTTTTACACCATTAGGTGCAGATACAGACTTTGGTAGTTTTTCTTTCAATGCTGATGGTTATACCGATGCTAGATTTTCTGCTAGACAAGTGCAGATGAAAATAGAAGGCGATGTCACACAAGACTTTCAAGTTGGCAAGATTAGATTAGATGTGCAACCTAGAGGTCGTAGATGATAGATCCTGCTAGTAAAAGTCAATATATACAAAGAGTAGCTAATGCCAAAGTAAGTTTAACTACTACCAATGCAACTACTTTATTTACTGCACCATCTGGCTCAGATTTTGATTTTGCAGTTATTGAGTCTATTTTAGTTAATAACAACAATGCTGCATCAACTACTTTAAGTGTTACTTTGACTGATGCTAGTTCTAATGTTTTTAATATTTATGACGATTTTACTGTCGCAGGCAATACAACTGCTGAATTATTAAGTAGAGATTTAGTTTTACAAGCAGGTGAAATACTTAAATTAACTGCTAACGATGCTAATAGAATTATGGCAATAACCAGTTTAGTTGAATATGCAAAGGGTGATTAAAAAAGAAGATTGGGAACTACAATGGGATTATTGCAAGCAATTTATTGAGCCTGCTCTAAAACATCAAGATTCCTATACAATAGACGACATAGAAGATAAAATAAGACATGGATTTTTCCATTTATGGCCAGGTAAAGAATCGGCTTTTGTAACAGAAATTGTTCGTTTGCCACAGATAACTATTATGAATTTAATATTTTGTGGTGGCAAATACGAAGAATTAGAACAAATGCTGACTTCTATAGAAACATTTGCCAAAGCCATAGGTGTTAAAAGACTTTATGGCGGTGGTCGTAAAGGCTGGATTCGTAAGATTAAACATCTTGGTTTCCAAGAAGAAAATTTAATTTTTAAAGATTTATGAGTGCAACAAAAGGAAAAACAACACAAAGAGCAGCCGTACCAGATTATTTACAGGATCTTTATACAAAAGTATCTGAAACAGGTATGCAAGATTTAGATTTTACGCCATACACAGGTTCAATGGTTGCTGGTTTAACACCAGACCAACAAAGAGTTTTAGAAAGAACTAGGGGAATGTTTGACGAAAGTATGTCACTTGATCCTAGAGCTGGAATTAGTAATTTAATTGCACAAGGCTCACCAAATGTTCAATCAGCTTCTTTATTAGACAATCTTGCTAATTATCAAAGCAATTTAGAAGGAGCTGTAATAGATCCTTTTTTAGCAGATATAGATAGACGAAGGGATATATTAACAAATCGAGCGAAAGACCGAGCAATAAGAGCTGGTGCGTTTGGTGGTAGTCGTTCTGAAATTATAGAATCAGAAGCTACTAGACCGCTAGACGAAGCAACAGCAAGCACTATTGCTGGTCTAAGATTAAAAGGTTTTCAAGATGCAGCAAAACTTGCTGATGCAGATGCAAAACGTAGGCAACAAGCATTTTTGTTAGAGCCACAATTAGATTTAAAACAAATGGGATTACAAGCTAATTTGCTAAGAGGTCAATTAGGAGATCAATATAGAAATCTAGGCTTGTTATCTAGTTTAGGACAACAACAACAAAGATTAGACCAAGCACAGTTAGCTGCTGATAGAGCAGAATTTGATAGAAGAATAAATGATCCATTTAGGCAATTACAATTTTTAGGTTCAGCAATTAACCCAATATCTCCTACAGTAATAGGTAGAGATAGTAGGTTTAAACAATATGGTTTTGATTTAGGAGATACAGAAGAAGCTGGCGCTGGTTTGACTGCTGCATCAGGTTTTCTTAAAGGTCTTTTTACATAAAGCTAAATAAATGAGTATTTTTAACGATCCCTTACAACAACAAGCGTTTAATTTATTAAACCCTACTTCTAGCACAAACAGTTTAAATTTGTTGCAGCAAGTAGATGCGATAAGAGAACAAAATGCATTAGATACATTAGCGCAACAACAAAGAGCGCAACAAGAATTAACAACACAAAAAAGAAATCCGAGAGAAGGTTTTGTAAATTTTTTAGACCTTTTAAGTGATGCTGGTTTAAGACTGCAAGGACAAGATCCTGCAACATTCAAAGCAGCTCAAGAAAAACTTTTGCTTGATGCAGAAAATGAAAGGTTAAAAGAAGAATACATAAGTAGTTTGCCACCAGAAACTCAAATGATGTTACGAGTTTATGGGCCAGAAGCAGCTTTTAAAGCTCAATATGGTACAGCCAAAGCAAAACCAACAAGTTATCAAGAGTATGAACTAACAGATGATACTCCTACTAGAGAAGAATATGTACAATTTTTAAAAAGCAAAAGAAGTTCAGTTTCCGATCCTTTAAGAACAATAACTATGGGGGGCAAAGTTATTAAAAATGTAAGAGATAGTGAATTAACGCCAGAAGTTATAAAAGAAATAAACGAATCTGGTCAAGTTGTTCAGCCATTAGGATTTACTGAAAAATTTGAAAGTAGTAAAGATGTAGATTTTTCACCAATTAAATCAAAATATTTAGCCACACAAAATATTATTATTAAAACATCAGAATTAGCAGAAAAATTTGCTACTGAGCCTAGTTCAGCTTTAGCAATTGGTAAAGCTACACAATTTGTTGATGGGATTATAAAAAATATTGATGCTGGCGGTGAAATATTATCTAAAGCAAAAGACACAAAAGTATATAAATATATACAAAATACAAGCACTTCGTTAGAAGGCAAAGATTTTACTAGCAAAATAGCAGATGCGTCAAAAGCATCTGGAGTAGCGGAATCTAGGATTAAAGATTTAGCCTATCTATTTGCTGCTGCAAGAGGACAAACTGGCAGAGGTTTGTCTGATAAAGATTACGAAAATGCACTTAAAATTGTAACTGGTGGTGTAGGAGCATCTGGAAGAATTGCTGTATTAGAAGATGTAGCAACAGGTTTAAGAGATGAATTTTACAGAGATATTAATTTTGATATTGATACAAGTGAAAACGAAGGTTATGTAAATAGATTAAAAGGATTACCGCTGTTACCAAGTTTTATAAATCCTTTTATACAAGTTCAACCGCAAACTGGTGGTTCTGATCCATTAGGCATTAGATAAAAAATGGCAATCACTATACAAGAAGTTAGGCAAAAATACCCTGAGTATAAAGATTTATCTGATAAACAATTAGCAGATTCTTTGCATCAAAAGTTTTATTCAGATATTCCTTTAAATAATTTTTATAACCAAATTGGTTTAAGTACATCTCAAACAGCACAGCCAGAAGATTTATCTGCACTTGATGTAGCTAAAGATGTTGGTGTAAGTGCTGCTTCTGGAACATACAAAGGCTTATCTTATATACCTGGCATAGCTGGAGATATAGAACAATTAGGAAATCAATTTCTACCAAAATTTTTAACAAGACCGATAGGCTCATTCTTTGATCCAAGCGTGTCTAAAGAACCTACTCAAGTACTCCCAACATCAAAACAAATTAGAGGATATGCAGAAACAGTAGTTCCTCAATTAAAATTTTTGGGAGAATATGAGCCAAAAACCACAATAGGTGGATATGCGCAAACAATACCAGAGTTTGCTGCTCCTGGTCTTTTGGGAAAAACAAAAACAGCAAGAAAATTTGGGCTTGGTTTAGGTGCTGGAACTGGTGCAACTTACGAAACTATAGAAAATTTAACTGGAAGTCCTTTAGCAGCAGTAGGCATTAGTTTGCCAGTTTCTATAGCTGCAAGTTATTTTTTTGGGCCTACAACCGCAGCAAAATTATCAGAAAAAGCATTTCAAAATGTGACTAAACAAGAAATAGATGAAGCTATAGCGTTAGAAACTATTGCAAAAACTGAAGATATAAAATTATTACCAGGAGAATTAGTAGAAGATAAACTTGTAAATCAATTAACTCAAGATGTTTTAAGGTCTGAAAAAGGCGCACCTTATATTTATGAAGCTGTAAAAGGCAGACCAAGACTGGCTGAAGAATTAGCAGAAAAACAAGCAAATAAAATTGCTGATATGCCAGAAAGTCAAAGGCAAGTTTTAAAATCAATACAAGAAACGGCTAAATCTTCTATTATAAAATCGCAAACTGAAAGAAGGGCAGCAGCTTATAACGCTGGCTATAAAGTTGCAAACGACCAAACAATAGACACAAGCCAAGCTCTTAACATTATTAATAACATCGACAATCTTATACAACAATCTGCACCAAATAGTGCTAATTTCAAAAAATTAAAACAAATTAGAAAAGAATTAGTTATAAAGAAAGGAAAAACTGAAACACCTGTTACTAATATAAATATTTTAGATGATGTTTTTAAAACTTATAGAGATGCAGTAAGAGATTCAAGAAAAAATGTGGCTACTGAAAAGAGATTTATACAAAAAGATTTATCAAGAAAACTTTTTAACAATGAAAAAACAGGTGCTTTGGATCTTTTAGTTGATACTTTAAATACTAATCCAAGTTATAAAAAAGCTAATGAAGTATTTGAAGAATTATCAAAAACATTGGTTAATGTTGTTAAAGATAATACTTCTGTTTTGGCAAGAGAAGGTCTTGATTTAACAGCTATAGAAAAATTTGTATTTAATCCAACAACAGCAAAACCTGATGACATAAATAAAACATTAAAAATTTTAAATGCAAGCAATCCTGAAGCAACAAAACAAATTGCTAATGTTTATTTTAGAAATGCAATTAACAACGCTTTTCCTTTGGTAAAAGAAGGAGAGGATTTAGCTCAGGGATTTAAACTTATACAAAAAATTGCTGGTGATAAAGGGAAAAGAAAAAATTTCATGGCAGTTTTAGACAATGTTGCAGATGCACATGGACTGCCAAGAGCAGAATTTAAAGTTGGTTTTGAAAATATGATTAATATTTTAGAAAGAACTGGAAGAATTAATAACATTAATAAACCTGGTTTTGATGTGCAAGGAATTGCAGCTAAAACTCTTGCTAAAGATTTGGCTATGATGAAAACATTTAATCCATTAGTTAGACTAGCTACAAAATATGGAGAATTAAAAACTGAAAGAGCTATGGATAATTTAGGAAGAATTATGACAAATGATAATGCTGTAGCTTCCTTAGTAGAACTTGGCAGAACAAATCCAAAATCAAAAGCAGCAATAAGAAGAGTTTTAAATATTATTAATTTTGTTTCACCAACAACAGAAAGATTTGATATTCAAACCCCAACTCCATTAATGGAACAAGCAGTAACGTCATTAAATGAAAATATGACAGAATAAAATGTCCAGAGCCACAGAAAGGATTGGTCGTCATGGAGAATACTATACAGCCAGCATCCTTTCGCTAGTATCAGACACAGTTTCTATCCTTCCTCATGGCTCACACGCTGACATAGTGTTTGAATTAAATGACATTATGTATAAATGCCAAGTCAAAA